CTTCTATTTATTGTGATCCAGAAGATAACACTCTATTAGGTGAAGGTGGCTATGATGAGTTCCCTTATGTAGTGCCAAGATTTTTAAAGTCATCTATCGAAACCTATGGTCGTTCACCAGCCATGACAGCACTACCAGACATTAAAATGATAAACAAAATGTCAGAAACTTTAATTAAGGCTGCACAAAAAGTTATCGACCCCCCTCTTCTTGTTCCAGACGATGGTTTTATGTTGCCTATTAGAACTGTGCCTGGCGGATTAAATTTTTATCGTTCTGGTTCTAGAGATAGAATTGAACCTTTAAACACAAATGCCAACATTGGTATTGGTGTTGAGTACGAAGAACAAAGAAGAGATGCTATTAGAAAAGCATTTTATGTAGATCAGTTATTATTAGCTCAAAGAGTAAACATGACAGCTACAGAAGTTTTACAAAGAAACGAAGAGAAGATGAGAATGTTAGCTCCAGTCTTAGGTAGACTACAAGGAGAAATGCTACAGCCACTTATCACTCGTTGTTTTAATATTATGTTAAAGATGAATATGTTTCCAGTACCACCAGAAAGTTTACAAGGTCAAACCATTGATATCGAATACACTTCACCATTAGCCAGGTCACAAAGAACTGGTGATATAACAGCAGCATCTAGAATGTTAGAGATGCTAGCTCCACTAGCACAAATGGCACCAGTTTTTGATTACTTAGATGTTGATAAGTTTGTAAAGCACACACAAGAAGTATTAGGTGTTCCAGCTAAGATTATGAAGTCTGACGCAGAGGTTGCAGAGCTTAGAGAAGAAAGAGCTGCACAACAACAAGCAATGGCTCAACAACAAGCAGAGCTAGAACAAGCTAAAGCAGCTGGTCAAGCAGCACCTATGGTAGAAGCCTTGAAGCCATAATGGATCAAGTAAAAAAACTTAGAGAAAAATATCAAAAAGTTTTTGCACAGGGAGATGGTGCAGAAGTATTAGAGGATTTAGAACTTAGATTTCATATCCATAATACAACAATGGATAACAACACTAACAACCTTGCTTACTTAGAAGGTCAAAGAACAGTTATCTTATTTCTCAAAAACATGATTAAAGGAGAAAATAATGGTAGAAGAAAACCAGGTAGCACAAGAACAACCAGTTCAAGTGTCTGAGCCTACTGAAATAAACTGGAGAGATCAACTTCCAGAAGATTTAAAAAATGATCCTTCGATGAAAACCATCGTAGATATTCCAGGTCTAGCAAAGTCTTTTGTTAATGCTCAAAAATTTATTGGAGCAGACAAAATTGCAGTACCCACCGAACACGCCACACCAGAAGATATCAAACAATTTGCAGAACAAGTTTATTCTAAAATGGGTAGACCATCGTCAGCAGATGAATATGTCATTGAAGGTGAAGCGTCAGATATGATAACAAGTTTTAAACCATTAGCACATGAGCTAGGTCTTAATAATGAACAAGTATCTGCTTTAGTAGGTTTTTATAATGAAGCACAAGAACAAGCACAAACAAATTCTGGTGTGGATATAGAAACACAACGAGCTGAAACAGAAGCTCTATTAAGAAAAGAATATGGTAAAGCCTATGACAGTAAATTAAATTCTGCTATGCGATTAGCACAGAATGTTTTTACACAACAACAGTTAGATGGGATTACCCTGGCAGATGGTTCATCTCTAGGAAACAATCCAGATCTTATTAAAGGTTTTGTAAAATTAGCGTCTATGGTAGGTGAAGATCAACCTATCAATGCACCACAAGAAAATGTCTTTACGCCAGACGAAGCACAAAGAAAGATTGACCAGCACATGGTGCCTGGCTCCCCCTACTGGGATAAGAGCCATCCAAACCATGACAGAGCTGTGCAAGATGTCTTTGAATTAAGACAGATGATGTATCCAGACGAAGAATAAATTCCTAGGCAGTAATGCCTGGATTATAAAGGTAGCCACATGGTGGTCTTTAAAGACAGCTTGAAAGCAAGTAAACCAAAAGTTTTAAAATCCAAGACAAGTCGATTTTATCGGTAGCTAGTCTGAACATTTATAATAACAACACAAAAAGGAGAAAGACTTATGTCAAGTCAAATTACAACTTCCTTCGTTGAACAGTATAAGAACAATGTTCAATTACTGTCACAATCGATGGGAAGTAAACTCAGAGGTGCTGTTGATATTGAGAGTGTACAAGCTAACAATGCTTTTTTTGAGCAAATCGGTTCTACCGCTGCTATCAAAAGAACATCAAGACATGGTGACACTCCACAAATCGATGTACCACACGCAAGAAGAAGAGTCAGCCTCGAAGATTACGAATGGGCGGACTTAGTCGATGAATCCGATAAAGTAAGAATGTTAATTGATCCTACATCAACTTATGCAAGAGCTGCGGCTGCTGCTATGGGTAGATCTATGGATGATGTTATCATTGCAGCTTTAGGTGGATCTGCATCAACTGGAGTAAGTGGAGGAACATCTACAGCTCTTCCTTCAGCACAAAAACCATTTAGTTCATCTCAATCAGATGGAATGACAGTTGCAAAACTATTAGAAGCAAAAAAACTAATGGACTTAGCAGATGTTGACCCATCTTTAAAGAGATATGTGGTTTGCTCACCAACTCAAATATCAGACTTGTTAAACACAACAGAAGTTAAGTCATCTGACTTCAACACTGTTAAGGCTTTAGCACAAGGTTCAGTTAATTCTTTCCTTGGATTTGAGTTCATTATGTCTAACAGATTGTCTTTAGACGCTACTAACACAGACGACAGACTTTGTTATGCTTTTACAGAAGATGCAATTAAACTTGCAGTCGGTAAAGACGTTCAAGCAAAGATTTCTGAAAGAGCTGACAAAAGTTATAGTACACAAGTTTACTATTGCATGAGCATCGGAGCGGTGCGTATGGAAGAAGTTAAAGTTGTCGAAATAGCTTGTGATGAATAGGAGTAAAAAATGGCTAGTGTAAAAGGAACAGAACTAACTAATCTAGACGCAACTCCTACTGTTAAAGTAGACAGCGAACTTGCTGGAGGAAAGCTCAGAGTATTTCATGGTACTTACGAAGCATCCTCACTTGCATCTGGTTCAGATATATCAATCGCAAGAATACCTACCAACGCAACAATTCACGATTTAATTCTTAAATGTGATGCACTGGGTGGATCTTCAACACTTAAAGTTGGAACAGCGGCAGACGATGATTTATTCATTGCAGCCACTTCTACTTGGAATGTTGCTGGTCAAACTCAGTCAATGTTAGCTGGCTCATCAACTGGTGCAGCTATTGCAACAATGACTGGTGTAGGTCATAGAACAACTGCTGTGACAGATGTCATAATTACAACTGGCGGTGCTACAATTTCTGGCACCATCAAATGTATCGTTGTTTATAGCGTAGAATAAAAAGGAGAAGAGATGGCATCTACAGTAGATATATGTAATTCAGCTTTAAATATGTTAGGCGGAGCTACGATTATCTCCCTTACTGAAAACTCAAAGAATGGTCGCTTATGCAATCAAAGATATGAGCCAGTAAGGGATGCCATCTTTCGTTCACATCCCTGGAACTGTTTAATTAAAAGAATTGATCTAGCAGCTAATACTGAAACCCCTAACTTTCAATGGAGCTATCAGTACACATTGCCAGCGGATTGTTTAAGAGTTTTAAGAACAGAAAACTCTAATCTTTCTGGAGAAGAAACTTACAGAATAGAAGGAAGAAATTTATTAACTAATCAAGCAACTATAAAAATTCAATATGTTGCAAAGATTACTGACACAACACAATACGACACACTACTAATAGAAACAATAAGTGCCAGGCTAGCAGCCGAACTTTGTTATCCCATAACTCAATCCTCTACTTTAATGGATCGAATGTTTGGTCTTTATGATGCCAAATTAAAAGAAGCAAGGTTTGCTGATGCTACAGAAGGATCATCAGATGATGATAACAGAGTACAAGCTGGTGACTTTATCAATGCGAGGTTATAGTGCCTAGATCAACATTTGCTTTTTCTAATTTTACTGGTGGTGAGCTATCACCAAGATTAGATGGTAGAACAGATTTACAAAAATATTTTCAAGGCTGTAAAACTTTAGAGAATATGATTGTGCATCCTCATGGTGGTGCTACTCGTAGACCTGGTACACAGTTTATTAGTGAAGTTAAAACTTCTGCTAATGCTACAAGACTAATACCTTTTGAATTTTCAACAACACAAACCTATGTTTTAGAGTTTGGTAATTTATATATGAGAGTTCATAAAGATGGTGGTCAAGTTTTAGAAACAAATAAAACTATATCTGCAATTACCCAGGCTAATCCAGCAGTCGTGACAGCTACTAGTCATGGTTATAGTAATGGTGATACAGTTGTTATCTCTAGTGTAGCTGGTATGACACAAGTTAATGGTAAAACTTTTTTAGTAGCTGATAAAACAACCCATACTTTTGAATTACAAAATGTTGATGGTACTGATATTAATTCTTCTGCATTTTCAGCTTACTCTTCTGGTGGTACAGTCAGTAGAGTTTTTGAACTCACAACACCTTATCTATCATCACAAGTTTTTGATTTAAAGTTTGCACAGTCAGCAGATGTTATGTTTTTATGTCATCCATCTCACGAAGCATCAAAGTTATCTAGAACTGGTCATACAACCTGGAGCCTTGATGAAATAAATTTTGATGGTGATGCTTTCTTAGATGCAAACACTACTACTACTACTCTTACCCCAGCTTCTGCCGCTACTGGCACAAGTGTAAATATAACAGCCTCTGCAACTACTGGTATTAACAATGACCAGGGATGGCTTACAACAGATGTCGGTAGATCTATAAAATTTAATTCTGGTGTTGCTACAATAACAGCCAGGACAAACTCAACTGTAGTTGTTTGTACTATTACAACAGCTTTTGCCAATACAGATGCTACAGCTTCTTTTCAATTAGGTGCTTTTTCAGATACTACTGGTCATCCTTCTTGTGTCACCTTCTTTGAACAACGATTAGTTTTTGCAGCTACAACTGCTAATCCTCAAACAATATTTTTTTCACAATCTGGTGATTTTGAAAACATGACTACTGGCACTAATGCTACCGATGGGATGAAATTTACGATTGGTTCCGACCAAGTTAATGCCATTAAATATATTAAAGGTTTAAGAACATTAGTCTTAGGCACATCTAGTGGTGAGTTTATAGCTACTGCATCATCCAGTGCAGAACCTATTACACCAACCAATATCCAAATTAAAAGACAAGCTGGATATGGTACTTCTGATGTAGATGCTTTGATTGCTGGTAATAAAATTTTATTTGTACAACGAGCTGGTAAAAAAGTTCGTGAACTAACTTATGACTATGATACTGATGGATACATAGCTCCAGACCTTACTATATTATCAGAGCATATAGGTGGCTCTGGCGTAGCAACTGGATTTACACAATGGACTTATCAACAAGAACCAGACAGTATTGTTTGGGTTGTAAGATCTGATGGTGTTCTTTGTGCAATGACTTATCAAAGATCAGAACAAGTAGTTGCCTGGCATCGACATATTATGGGTGGTGCTTTTGGTAGTGGCACTGCTGTCGTAGAAAGTGTGGCTGCTATATCTAACTCTACTGCTGCATCACAAGGTGAAGATACTTTGTATATGATTGTGAAAAGAACAGTCAATGGTGCTACACGCAGATATGTCGAATTTTTAAAACCTTTTGATTACTCTTCTGTTATTGAAGATGCCTGGTTCTTAGATAGTGCCTTGCAATATTCTGGATCAGCAGTAACTTCCGTATCTGGTCTAGATCACTTAGAAGGTCAAACAGTTTCTATCCTGGCTAACGGAGCTACTCATGCAAACAAAACTGTGAGTAATGGATCTATTACATTAGATAGGTCAGCTACAAAAATAACAGTAGGATTACCTTATACTTCTAGCTTACAAACTATGAGAATAGAAAGTGGTAGTGCCGATGGATCAGCACAAGGTAAAACAAAAAGAATACAAGAATTAACTATAAGGCTATTCGAAACAGTGGGTGCCGAAGTAGGAAGTAAAGCAGACAACACAGACATAATACCATTTAGAGATTCCTCTATGGCTATGGATCAAGCGGTTAGTTTATTTAGCGGAGATAAACAAATAGAATTTAACTCTGACTATGAAACTGATGGGTTTGTATTTGTAAAACAAACACAACCTCTTCCTTTAACTGTGACTGCTTTGTATCCGCAGCTCAATACCTATGACGGATAATGGAAATTAGACCATTTATAAAAGAACATGGATATATTGTTTTTCAAGACATCAACAATATGCTTATTGGCAATCAAAAAAGTTTATCTTTTATAAATGATTTAGAAGTCGATGATTGTTTTACTGGTGTTAAAGAA